TTGTTCGGTAAACCACACATTTGCTGTAAAACGAGGTTCTGTTCCTCCTTCGCCGTTTGGTACTAATTCATCACAATATCTTGCTATTTTAAATAAAGCATACTTATCTATATCACCAGCCTCTATATACTCTCCACAACCATATCGGTCATTGGTCATTATATCATAGAAAACCCATGCAGGATTATTAGAGTATACTTTCTCAAAGTTAGGAGAAGTTGCGTCAAAGACATCTGTATCTCCCCTAAAGTTTCCATCCCATGCTACATAATCACTTCCTATTGCTCCTGTAGTAATATTTCTAGTATATTGTGCAGGGCTTCCTTCATATCCTTCGTGGTTAGGAGAATAGTTAGTAGGTACCATTATTTTTAATCCTCTTGCATGGTATCCTCTTTCTGGAACATTTCCAAAATCAGCAGCATTAAACATCATTTGTCCATAAGCTGCTAAAGGGTAAGAGAGTTTATCATTAATGACTGATTCTATAGATTGTAGTCTACCTGAGTTTTGATGCATCCAACCTCCGTTGTTTCTACTAATTGGAGTAATTGTTTCAAGTTTTATTTCATAGTCTTCAAGAGGTTGGTAAGGCTCTAAGTTAATATCAAATACTTCTACAAAAGGATTTTTACAGTAAGCTTCTACTGTTCCTGAAGATGAGTAAACCCATGGGTGTACTCTTTTATTTGATTGTCTGGCTAATAATGTTGAGTCGGTTGGCCCATATATCAAGTCTTCTGTAAATGAAGAATCTCCTGGATTTTTGTATCTAAGATAGATTCTGTGTTCTATACTCGCATGCCCCTCAGTGCCGTTTTTTGTTTTTAGCGAATACATACTATCATATTGGAAAGTAAGTTTTAATCTATCTACTGCAGATTTTTGAGTACTTACATTCATCTGAGTAGAAGTAACAATAATTGGATTAGCTGACCACGTACTAGTTTCATCTCCCTTAATACCATATCCGTAAGTGCTATAACTATTGCTTACTCCTATTCCACTTAAATCAGTAGTTGTGAGTGTTTTACTAATATTTGCAATTACTGAAGCATTGCCTGTATCTGCCGGAGTACCTACATAAGATTGACTTCTCTCTCCTGTTTTAAATCCATAAGTCACATTATCAAAATTATAATTAAGGCTCGCTGCTTCCCACTCTGCGACACTTGAGGGACTATCCATAAACACAGCTGTGTTTGCAACTGTTCTATCTCCGCCAGTATCAGGTGTAATTACAGCTGTATTTGAGTTACTTGTAGAACTAACTGTTCCACATAAATCAATAGTACCTGCTAAAGATGAAGCAGTTACTTCTGCCATTCTATCTATTTCTACAGAAGTTGCACTTGTATATTTTGTAATTTTACATACTAAAGTTGTTTTATTTGGACCGCCCTCTTTTATTCTTAAATATTGTCCACTTACATATGTTTTTGAAACGTCATTAGTAGCAAAACCTCCTGAAGAAGTAACAGTCTTACTACCTGCTGTTATAGATATTCCTGAAATAGTCTTTTTTGCTTCTTCTATTCTAATTTTATAACTTCCATTACTAGAGCTGTATCCTGAGAACATAGAAGAACCTGTATTATCAGTAATAGTATTAGTACTAGCATTATAAGATACATCAAAACTTTGTTTTGGATTATGAGAATTTTTATATGAATTATTTAAAACTTGAGTAGTATCTAAATATATAGAAGAAGCTCCATCTATAAGTCCTTGAATAGGTCCTTCTGATATTAAATCATAGACAATAACAGATTGTTCCTGATTAGGACTTCTTCTTCTATTTCGTACAGTAGCATCAGCAGAAGTTGCTGCTCCGCCACCGCCACCAATTGCATTAATCGCGTTCTTCATATTGCTTAGAATTGCCATAATATTTATTTCTGCATTACAACAGCAGATGATTTTGTAGAATCTCCTCCACTGTTTGCTGGGCTATTTGACGTTGAATTTATGTAAGTAAACGACGCATTATAACCTGTTGTTTTTTGATCTCTTATAGAGTAGTTTATTGTTACTCCAGGAACTATTAGTTCTCCATAAAGCAGAGGAACGGGACTCCCCATTTTTACATTTTCTTGTGCATTACCAAATAAGTAACTATCTGGAGATTCTCCTGGAGTTTGAGGAGTTAAATAATCTGTTAATCCTTTTAAGGCTAATAACCCTCCTATTGCTCCTGCTATTAAAGCTGCATTTGCTATTAGAAAAGCTCCTAAACCAGCGGTTGCTGCATAACACCCTAGTGCAGCTCCTAATGTGGCTATAAGGGCTGGGGCAAAAATAGCAATCACTACCCCTAGTATTATTTTGGCAATATCTCCAAAACCAGAACCTGCTGGTACTGGAGTTATATACACCGTATCTTTTATTACAGGTAAAAACATATCTCCTATATCATCATCTGTTTCTACTAATAAATCTTTTCCATGTACTATCTCTAATCCAATATTATCTTTTTCTAGCATATACATCATTTCATCTGCAAATCCTTCGCATTGTGCTTCAATAAGTTTTAAAATATCGCGCATGTTGTTATCCGCAGATACCCAATCTGTTCCAAACTTTTCTCCTAATTGTCCCATTAACTTAACGTGGGTCATATATACACATCTCCTTTTTTGGGTACGATACTATCATGTAAGGTACGCCCATTCTCTTGCAACACTTTTTGTCATGCTCACTCGGATTACATTTTGAGTCATAGTGACTATGGACTACATATTTTATTTTCGAAATGAGTTGATACTTCACAAAAGTTTTTGGGTCAATTTTAAACTCATTTAATTTATTCTCGGCAAAATTTTCACAATTTATAAATTCTTCATTTCCATCTTTTTCTATAATTAAACCACACATTTCTTCAGGGGCTGCTTGTTCTGCTGCTTTATAAATAATATCTAACATTAGTTAAACCTCGAACTTCCCGGGAAAGCTCCAAACGGTAGTACACTAGTATTATCATTATCTGCTTTCGGATTTGAAGTAGCGCTTGATGTACTAATTGGAGCTGCATTAAACCTACGATTACAAGACGTCAGTCTTTTTCCACAAATATCTCCTCTTTTCCAGAAGTTTCCAAAGTTAGGAGTGTTTCCTGTATTAGTAACTTTTGTTTGCCAAATACTGTATCCTGTAGCTTCCCATGCTGTATTTGCACTTACATAAGTCCACGTCATGCCATAATTATGAGTAGTATTACCGTTACTAGGATTGCTAGGTAGCCCTACTGTAGTTGGGGGATTAATTGTTTCTGTTTTTCTAACATAATTATTAAATTTTTCATCAGTATAACCATAGTAAGTAGTACTTGCATTATAATCATCATATACACAAGCTCTTACAAAATTAGTATTACTTTCAGAAGGCGTTCCTTTTGAGGTTTTAGTTCCAGTAACTCTTGCTTGCCAGTAACTTTTTACAGAAGCATTTGTATAGTTTCCATTTGCATCTAATCTTGTTGCTGTTTGATTATATGAATATAAAGTATTTGTTGTAATATTTGAACTTCCTCCTAAACTATCCCAACTTGTTACTGAAGTATTTGGAAGTATGTAATGGTCATCCACATTTACAAATGCAATAAATTGTATTCCTGTACTTGTTCCTGCATTTGTTATCTCAGCTCTATACAATCCATGAGAGTGCCAACTACATCCACCTATTTTTTGACTTTCTTTTCTAGTAGGGCTTGCGCCTTGATATTCCCATGCGCATCCGTTTCCTACAATAGTTCTTTTTGGCACCATTACTCCGTCCATGTCAAAAGGAGAGTTTAGTTCAAACTCAACACTTGTTGAATCTTCGCTAGATACTTTATCTATAACCCAAACTTCTCTATTAAACTCTATAGGAGTTTCTCCTGAGGTTGTTTCACTTGCTCCTCCTACTATGTATTTAGCAAGAGTTGCTCTACGAACTATTTTTTTACCTAATAATTTGGTGTAATCTCCACCTATTGCTTGTTTAAAACTTATTGCAACATTTGTACTATTTGTAGCCGAAGACACTCTTAATCTTGGTCTTGC